GTTATATATGACAAAAGAAGAAATTATGTACATCCTTGAGGTTATTAAACCATACTTCGAGAGATTCAAAAAAGAGCAGGTGTTAAGAATGACACCAACTGACAACGTTACATTCAGAGAAATCTACCAAAAGGAGATGGGTAAGCCATTACCAACTTGCTCAACTTGTGTAGTAGATGGGATGCTTTCAATGATTATCAGAGCAGAACAACAAGTAAAGGAGTTAGCAACGATAGCTGACGATGAGCAAACCATAAAACCAAAGAGAAAAAGAAGTGCAAAAACACACAAAGATTTATCTGAAGGAGATGGGCTTTGACCAAACCGATTGGATGCCTTGTGAACTATGTGGTAGCACCGGTCAGGATATTCACCACATCGAAGCACGAGGTATGGGTGGAAGCAAGACAAAGGATGTAATTGAAAACCTAATGCTACTATGCAGAAATTGTCACGTTGAGTATGGTGATAAGAAGCAATATAAAGGACTATTACAAGCAACCCACATTGCATATATGAAAAGAAGATGAATATACAAGTAGTAAAAATATCAGACATTAAGAGCAATCCTAATAACCCGAGAGTTATAAAGGATGACAAGTTTCACAAACTATGTGAATCAATCAAAGCGTTCCCAAAGATGCTTGAGTTGCGACCTATCGTTGTCAATGATGATATGATTGTACTTGGAGGGAATATGCGATTAAAAGCATTAAGGCATTTAGGGTTAAAGGAAGCACCAATCATTAAAGCATCAGACTTAACCGATGACCAACAACGTCAGTTTATAATTAAGGACAACGCTGGATTCGGTGAGTGGGATTGGAATATGTTGGCTAATGAGTGGGATGTTGAAGAACTGGCTGAATGGGGTGTTGATGCTGTTTTTAGTGGTTCTCAATTAAATGACATGAATGAGAATGATTTAGATTTAATGGAAGAATTTGACCCTATTGGCACATCTAAAGGTTTACAAAGAGTAGTATTCATATTTGATGGACCAGATGAAGCTGAAAGTTTTTTAAATCATATAGATGTTAAGTTTGAAAAACGCAATATGGCATGGCAAGTCAATCTCAGTACCCAATCTATATAATAAGCAAAGGGAGAGCATATAACCCTTTAACGGCTAAATTATTTGAAGCAGATGGTTTAGATTATTTAATAGCAGTTGAGCCACAAGAAGAACAAGAATATATAAATGCATTAGGTAAACATAGAATATTAGTTTTACCATTTTCAAATTTAGGTCTTGGGAGTTATCCTGCACGAAATTATTGCTGGGAACACGCAAAGGCGAGAGGCTACAAATACCATTGGCTATTTGATGACAATATAAAAGAATGGAGAAAATGGGTTAATGGTAAAAGAGTTAAATGGGAACAAATTAATACAGCGATTAAATATGTTGAGCAGCATACAAATTATCATAATACAGACATTAGTGGTTTTGAAGAGCCAAACTTTGTAGTAAAACCACCCAAAAACCCATTTAAAAAAAATTGTCACGTATATTCAGCAATGCTTATTAAAAACGAACTACCATATAGATGGAGATTGAAATATAATGAAGATGTTGATTTATGTTTACAAGTATTGCACGACGGAGGAACAACAACAAGCTGTGTGTATTATATGGCAGATAAAATTAGCACATCAGTAAAAATGAAAGGAGGCAACCAAGATGAACTGTATAAAGGTAATGACCCAAGTAAAAAACTATTAAAGGCAAAGATGTTGGAAGCCCAATGGCCACAATATGCAAAAACAGTGATACGATTTAATAGAATACACCATTTTGTTGATTGGAAGATATTTAAGAAAAAGAAAAAATAATTTTTTAATAAGAAAATAAGTTTTATATTTGCTACATGGAAACAGGAACATTAATCAAATGGAACAACAACCTAATCGCTAATGATTATTGCTATGGGTTGTATTTAAGGGAAATCGATGAAACTTATTCAGAGGTTATCTGCACTGGTATTGGAGTTAAACCAGCCAAGATGAAATTAAAAGTTGAAACTAAATTAATACAGATAGCAGATGAGCAGTTATAACGGATGGAAAAATTATGCTACTTGGTTAGTAGCACTCCACATTGATAACGATGAGGCATTACAAAACCACGCATTAGAGTTAGTAGGTAGTGATGATTGTGAATTGTATGAGGCATCTATGGAACTTAAAAATTGGTTTGAGGAATTAGTAGATGAATTACAAGAACGCATCCCTAATAATGCTTTAATATGTGACTTAATCAATGCCACATTAGGAGAGGTAGACTGGTATGAACTTGGTGAACATTACATTCAAACTTACAAAGAAGTAACAGAGAGTTAAAGTGGCAAACGAGGAGAATCTCATACCATACAAAAAAGGGCAGTCAGGTAATCCTAATGGTAGACCTAAAAAGGTTGATACTATATTAAAGGATATCTTCTTAAGCGAGTACAATATTAAGCTGAGTAAATGGCAAACAGAGGAGATAATCAAAAACATCCTCACCAAGAGCAGAAGCGAACTAATAGAACTGGCAAAGAATGATGACTTGCCCTTTTGGGTATCAATGATTGCAAAGAAGGCAACGAGAGATTATGAGAGAGGAAGTATACATCTATTAGAGTTACTATTCGATAGGGTTTACGGTAAGCCAAAAGAAACAGTAGACCAGAACATTGAAGGCAAAATAATAAACGTAACTTTGAATTTAGACACTAAAGAAAAGTAAGGATATAGTTTGACATTTAAACGAAATAGTAAGGGTATAATATGACAAAACAAACGGAGGTAACAAATGCCAGATATAACTATGTGTAAGGGCGAAGGATGCCCTATTAAAAATAATTGCTATCGACATATAGCAAAGCCGTCTGAGTACCAATCTTACTTTGAAGAAAGCCCTTTTGATGGTGAGAGATGTGAAATGTTTTGGGGTGAAAACGCTACTCAAGTTTATGAACAATTGAAAGAAATCCTGAAGGTAAAAAATGAAAACTTGTAAGGGCTGCAACCAAACTAAACCAACGAGTGAATACTATAAGCACAACTCCAACAACGATGGTTTAAATGGTAAGTGTAAGGACTGCATCAAAGCCTATTCAAAACGAGTATACGACAACGCAATGAATGACCCATTTCTGCGAAGGCAGATGGCAGATAAAATAAGAAACTATAATCAACGAGTAAAACAAAAACGATGGAAGAAACAATCTATTTAGGTAATGGCTGGGAAGACCAGTACGGAACAAACATCTCAATTAACCTTGAGAAGTTAGAACAAGCAATCAGAAGTGGCAAATTAGAAAAGAACTCTTATGGTGACATTCGCTTAAGGGTTGGCAAACTAAAGAGCCAAAACGAAAAGAGCAAGGCTACTCATTGGGTGGCAGTGCCTAAACCAAAGAACGACTTACCCTTCTAATGAAGATTCTCTCTCTCTTTGACGGAATGAATGGGGTGTCCTTCCATAGGTTGTACACTCCACTCGCCCGACTTCAAGTTGACTATGGCATCCAAGTTGACGTATCACAAAAAGCCAAAGAATGGGCTGACTTGGAATTTGAAAAGTACGATGTGGTTGTCTTCAATCGTTGGTTAGGTGGTTTGCAATATAACATCTTACCAATCCTGGCTAAAAAGAAGATTCCATTTGTGGTTGACGTGGATGACTATTGGGTTGTCCCAAAGTACAATCCTGCTCACAAGTTCTATCGTGCTTACATAAAGAATGCAGTCAAGGACGCAATGTATTATTCCGATGCCGTTATGACCACGACACCACAGTTAGCAGGTCAAGTCAAAGAGTATAACGAGAACGTTCATATCATCCCAAATGCTTTAGACCTTAACCAAAGCCAATGGAAAGCAGAGAAGGAGCATCCATTCACTTTAGGGTGGGTAGGTGGTTTATCTCACGTTGAGGACCTTAAACTATTGAGTGAACAAATAGCACCTATTTGTGAGAAGTACAATGCAAGATTTTTAATGTGTGGATACCACAACGGAGCAGAAGAATGGATAGCAATGGAAAAGGCAATCACTGGCACTACTCCTGACAAACGACCTGATTGGTTTGATGTGCGACAAGGTACACGAGCTGACAGATACGGTGAGTATTATTCAGAGATTGACATTGCACTTGCACCACTTACACGAACTAACTTTAACCGACACAAGTCAGAGTTAAAAATCGTTGAGGCAGCTGCATACAAAATACCGATATTTGTTTCCAACGTTGAACCATATACCAATCACAGAAATAATTTAGGTTGCTTTTTTGTAAATAATAACGATTGGTCAGAGATAGGCAAACTGATTGAAAGTGGTAAGTCAAAGCAGATAGGTGAAATAAACTACAACTATTCTAAAGAACACCACGATATAAAACAGATAAACGAAAAGCGATTAGCAGTACTTGAGAGTGTATGCAAATAAACTACAAGCGACCATATTTGACTTCCTACCAAAAAGCCATCCTTGATAGCCCTGCACGTTACACGATAACGGCAGCATCTACCAAGACAGGTAAAACGGCAAGTCATATTATTTGGTTGTTTGAGCAGAGTTTAAAACTAAAAGAGAATCAATCCGTGTGGTGGGTAGCACCAGTATACCAACAAGCAGAGATAGCATTTAGACGAATGAAATCACAAGTCAGTGAGAAGGGATTC